GGCTGACCGTGTTAGTGCTGCCGCCCGGAAAGCGCAGGTAATGCAAAGCAGTTGTGTTGACATAGGGCGAGATGCGCTCTTTCAACAGCTCGATATCCTGCCAGTAGGCAGCTGAACTCTGGTAGATGTCACTGTATTCATGGGAAGCGGAATGCAGCGCGATCTGGTGGCCTGCTGCCGCTGCATCTGCAATGAGCGGCAGGTATTTTTCATTGTAGCCCGTGGCCACCACAAAAAATGTGGCCTTGACCCCGGCGGTGTTCAGCGCATCCAGAACCGCCGGGGTCGTTTTGCTGGGGCCGTCATCGAAGGTCAGGCAGACCCATTTCTCCGGCATTGGCTCTTCCTGTGGCAATGAGCTTGCAGGGGCCGCCTCCGGAGCAGGGGAGGCAAAGCCGGTATCCGGTACCGGGGTCAGGTCGCTTTCCTGGCAGCCGGGCCCCGCCGGCACAGCAAAGAACAGCCCCAGCCCAAAGCCTGCCGCCGCGCCCGCCAGAAGCAGAGCTGCCCCGCGAAATATGATCTTCCCGTTTGCTCTCAGCCATGAAACCATCTCCCAAACCTCCTTGACAAATCGCATTGGATCTGCAGTATCTCTTATAGGATATGACCCGCTGAAAATTTGTAGAATACAAAAGCAGGCAGAGGAATTGACATTTCCCGCAAAAATTGATAAACTAAATAAGTTCTCCGTGCAGGAGTGGCGGAATGGCAGACGCGCTGGTTTTAGGCACCAGTTCCCAGTGAGTGAGGGTTCAAGTCCCTTCTCCTGCATACACAAAACGGCAGGCCCTTGGATAGAATCCGGGCCTGCCGTTTTGTTTGCGGCTTTGGTTGGAAAGCATAAGAAAAGCCCACGACCTATCGCTAGACCGTGGACTTTCTTTTATGCGAGGGAGGGGACTCGAACCCCATTTAATTCTCATAAAATCGATACTATTTCTAAAATTACCAATTATTTACCAACATTACCACTTGGGATTTTATCCTGCCCGTCGATATATGCGTTGAGCATGTCGGTGTATTTCATGTCCTCATCCTCACGCAGATGCTGATAAATGCGGCGGGTGGTAGAGATGTCTGCGTGGCCCAAAAGCTTTTGTGCCACCTTGTCCGGCACTTGAGCATAAAAGAGGTTTGACGCATAAAGGTGCCGGAACTGGTGGGCTGTGACAAGTGCTTTCCACTTGTAATAGGTCCGGATTTTTCCGGGCTGGCCTTTGATTTTGGAGTGCTTCTCCTGCTTGACGGCCAGACCCAGGCCGCGGCAGTATATTGCCCAGCGCCACTCGTACTGGGACTGGCTGAGGGGTTCTTTCTCTCCCGACAAGACATAGTCATCTGGATCGTGGTCTTTTGCAGCATCTTCCAGCATGGGCCGAAATTTATTGAGGATGGGGATTGACCGGTAGGCCTTGAGTGTTTTCAGCTCTTCTTTGTAGGGGTGGTTTTTATCCCAGGGCATGGCTTGCTCTGGCGTGATCTTACCGGCGGCAAAGTCAATGTCTTTCCAGCGCAGGCCGTTGGCCTCGCCCATGCGCATACCGGTATACTCGAAGAGTGCCGCCCAGAAACCGCATCCCTCTGGGTGAGCTTCAATCAGCTGCCGCTGCTCTTTTGTGGGCTCCTGCCGCTCCGTTACCGGCATCTTTTTAGGGATATGGGCATTCCGCACCGGATTTCCAGTGCCGTGCATGTAGTTGCACCAATACTCAAAAACGCAGCTGATAACTGACCGCGCGTTGATGGCTGTCTTTTTTGCTTTACCCTCTGCGGCAAGGATGTCCAGATACTCCTTTACCTTTTGAGCGTCGATGTCCTCCATCAAGGCATCCCCGAAGTACTCGCTGGTGGGGCCCAGGTGCTTTTGATATGAGGTGATGGTACCGCGGCGCACCGGCTTTGTCGGCCCGGTGATGTAGTCACGGTAGGCCGCAACCGCCTGCCTGTAAGTTACCGTGTTGCTTTTTCCTTTTTGTGGGTGTTCCTCTTCCCACTTTTTTAGAGCTTCTTTATACTTTCCCTCAGCCTCTGTCTTGCTATGGCCGTAAAAGGATTTCTTTTTTCCATCCGGCATGACCCGGCGGCATTGATACAGACCGTCTGGCCGAATTCCTCTTTTAGTCCTTGCCACTCTTATCTACCTCCAGCTGTACCGAGTAAACGTCACTGCCGCGGCGGGCCGCTTCAGTGCCGCACTGACTGGCTTGCTGCACGATTGGCATGACCGGCTGCGTCCCGTTTGGGTCTGGGTCCGTCTTTGTCGATTGCGCCATCTTATAGTGCCCGATTATCGCGTTTACGATCGTCACACGGTCACGCAGCGGAGTGTGCAGGTTGGCCAGCACCTCTGTCAGCACGCCCAGCGGATCAGAGCCGTGGTCTCCGTAGTAGAGATACAGCCATCCATCGACCTCGTAGCTGGACATATCATCCACAAGCCCGTGCAGTATCTGCCGCTTTTCTTCTGCACCGATGCCGTCTTTCAGGTACTCCAGCAGCCCGGGATGGACGCAAGCATCGGTATAGCGTTTGGCCGGAACCCCGCACGACACGCACCAGCTGATGATATCTGCCAGTGAGACGGGGGATGTTCCTTGCTCTTTGGCTGCAATCGTGGGACGGCTTACGCCCATCCGCTTGGCGAGTCTTTCCTGACTGATACCGGCATTGGATCGTGCCATCTCTAAAACCTTTGCCACTCTTTTGTCGTACTCATTCATACTTGATCCTTTCTTTCCCATGTTTTACCATTTCGACACAAAAATTGTTATGGATTTTTTACACTCCTCTATGATATAACAACGTTATAAAATCGTAGCAGGAGGTAAAAACGATGAACGTAGAACAATTTTCTTTCCCGCTTATCCCGGACGATATGGAGATTATCGACGGAATGCCCGCATCAAAGCCAAAAAGCCCGGCACAAGTCCGGGCTCCGTGGGAGGATTGAGCTATGGCGAATAATGAGATGCTCGAAAGCTATGCCCGGGACACCGCTCTCAAGCTTGTTTATCATCTCTCGAAAAACGGAGTAGCTTGCAAAGCTTATGATGAGCCTTTGCGCATCCTGCTCAGAGCCCGCCATGATCTGGCTGCCGGACTTGATCCGGCTGACTGGCTGGAGTGCGTCAACGGTGCTATCCGGGAAAAGACTGACCCGGCGGGTCAGGTGTCCACTCTGGACACCTTGGCCTCTGCACGCTGACGCTTGACCCATTCGGTCAAAGCGTCATACACATAGCGTGTGGCTTTGACATCTTCCAGCGCATCGTGAGCGTGGTACTTATACCCCAGCATTTTTGAAATAACGGAGAGCTTGACTGCCCGGCGGGTGGAGCCCTTCTGCACGTTGTAGTACTGTGCGGCCAGCTTCATGGGATCCTGTGCCCACTTGTACTGCTTGGGGTCGATATCATAGCCCTCTAAAAAGTCCTGCTCAAACTCCCTGTTATATGCCACAATTCTTGTAGCCCGGGAAAGGATATCCTGCACATACACAGCTATCTGCTCGAAGGTTGGGCAGAACGCCACGTCTTTTGGCCAAATGTCATTGATCTCGGCGGCTTCCTGCCAGTCCGTCACTGTCCCTGGCCTGCACTTTTGATTGATAAGGACGTTTCCTTTGTCGTCGATGATGGCGACCTGCAAAACATCGTCCTCAGTGCTGACCAGGCCGGTGGTCTCAAAGTCCAGCACAACATACTTATAGTGTGTGCCGGCGGCCTGCCGCTCTTCCTGCTGGGCCTTGAGATCTGCAAGGTAGCTCTCTGGATACTTTCCATCGGCTGGTGCATCCGGTGTCTCTGTCCACCGCGGGTCGGGCTCTTTTTCCGGCTCTTTGGGTGCAGCGGGCACTGGATCAGCGGCCTTTACGGGCGCAGAGCTCTCTTTTGCAGGCTTCGATTTCTTTGCCATAACGATGACAAAGACGATGACGGCGGCAATGGCCAAAATCCACATGGTGTCCTCCTCATCTGTTCAGGGCTTGCGCACGGACTTCGGGGGTGGCCGCTTTCAGCAGGTCGTAAAGGTTTATCATGTCAGAAATAGCTTGCCGGTCTTCAGCTGTCCAGGTATAGTCGAAAGTCTTGCCGCCATCCGCGAATCTTACAATTACTTTTTCCTGGGCCAGCATATCCCGGAGCCATCCGACCATCTCGTCGTCCAAGTCAAAGCTCGAAGTCGCCATATAGGACTTCGTGTCTTTGATGTAAGCACTGTCTGTATAGTCCGGATCGCACTCGAAAGAGTATTTGGTGTCCCCGGCACGGATGACTACGGTGTCCAAGTCCATAGGCTGGCTGCCGAAGTATGTAAAATCGATGTTGAAGTATACGTCGGATTCCCCGTCGATAATAAACATCCACGGGGACGTGTTACAAACCGCCTTTTTTCCGGCCTTTTCCTGAAAAGGACTGTTGAAGTCCCAAATCCTGTCAACCTCATCAAAGCTGACCTTGACCTTTTCGGTAGCGGCCCTGATTGCGGCTACCCGCTCATCCGCGGCGTTACACTCTTCTAGCTGCGTCAAAGAGGACTGCCCGGCGGGGCTGACTGCCAGAGCAGGCATTGCCGCACCGGCAGCCATTGACAAGATGCACAAAGAAGCAATTGCAATTTTGCCACACTTAACAAGCTTCATACCGTTTTCCTCAATTCTATTGATTTTTTCTCTTGATGGTTGTAATATACGGGCGAGAGATACAACTGAAAGGTGTGTTAAAGATGTCGGATAAAGAGTTTTTAGTCTTACTGCGTGAGCACCCGGAACTCTGGGGGCTTGTTCTGCGTACCTTACAGGATGCAGAACAGGGCGTTGCCTGACATCTTACTTTTTGGCGCTGTTCAATACGGCCAGCGCTGCCGCCTGCGCGGCTGCACGTGCTTCTGGTGTTGCGTCTTGATACGCCTTTTCCACATCCGGCCAATCTAAACCGAGCTTGCCTTCACCGGCAGGCTCTTTTTTTGTGCCCATCAATTCCTCAACGGAAATGCCGAAGTAATCTGCTATTTTCTTTCGGCTGGACATCCGAGGTAAAGAGCCGTTTTTCCAGCAGGTTGTAGCAGAGTTGGAAAATCCGAGTTCTTCAGCTACAACAGCCGGGGACTTTGCCTTTTTGGCGCACTCTACCAAAAAATTTTCCCAAAACAAATTTATTCACCACCTTTTGTGCAAAACGTAGAAATATTAGAATTACTTAGAAATATATTGAAATCTAAGAAAGTCTAAGTTATAATACAAGCGTACTCCAGAGAACCTTGTCCGACGCTCAGAGTACCATTGGTACAGATTTTTGAGTGAACCTCCAAAAGGCTTTGCTTAACAGCTCTCAGAAATCTACTGCGCATACTGGCCGCCATGGGTCAGGAATTCTTCTTCACAAAACAAGCGGTGGAATGTTCGTTTTGTGAAAGCGCCCCATTTTGACCGTGGGACGCGCATCATTGCCAAGTGAAAGCCATCTGTAAAGTATTTGTGCAAGCTTATTTTACAACGTTTTCATCTGCTTGGCAATGTTTTTAACCCCAAAATTTGAAAGATGTTGCAAGCGAGGTGTTAAGAATGGCCGTTACAACCTGGAGTCCTGAATGGAAGGCCGAGGTGGTCAAGCAAAAATCACTCCGAAATTGGAATTATACCCAGCTGGCCAGGGCGGCCGGTCTGGGCGTAGGGCAGGTACAGAAGTATGTATGCGGGAAGTACCCCAACGATAACCCCCGGGTACCGATCGAGAAGGCTTTAGGGATGAGGTAACCAGATGAAAGCAGGGCCGTTTATTTTTGTGTGCATCGTCTGCTTTGTGGCGGGCGGATGTCTGAGCACGCTGATCGTGATTTGCTCGTTCAGACCCAGCAGAAATGTGCTCATGGGATGGATCGTCTATCTGGCCGTGTGCTTTGCACTGGCTTACAGTATTGGAGGTGCGCTTCTCTTATGAGTGGATTTGCGTTTATTCTGGCAGATCTGATGACTGCCTTGGGCCGGGATGCTTACCACGCCCAGGTGACGGAGCTTTTCTTCATAATTTTCGTCACGGCCCCCATTGTGGCGGG